TCAGAATTCGATTGATGACATTTCTGATTATGTAAAACTCAAATTGCAGGGTGAAATCTCCGAGCATTTCATTGCCGCCAATGCCCTCTACAAGCGCCTTCTAGAGGCAGGGGTAGCAAAGGAGTGTGCAAGGTTTGTACTGCCCTTGGCAACGCCCACACGCATCTATATGACGGGTTCTTGCCGCAGTTGGGTACACTACATCAATCTTCGTTCGGCAAATGGTACTCAAAAGGAGCACATGGACGTTGCACTTGCATGTAAAGAAGTCTTTAAGGAACAATTTCCTTCAGTCTCACAGGCTCTAGAGTGGGTCTAAATAAAATATCTTGATTTTATAACTTATGGCGATTTATCCAATTATTCATAAAGAAACTGGTGAAACTAAAGTAATTGAAATGAGCGTTCATGATATTACTCAATGGTATAATGATAATCCTGAATGGCAAAGAGATTGGTCGCAAGGATGCGCTACTCCAGGTGAAGTAGGTGAGTGGAAAGACAAACTTATCAGTAGAAATCCAGGGTGGAACGATGTTCTCGCCAAGGCAGGTAAGTCTCCTGGTTCAACAGTAAAAAAAATCTAATCAATTATGGCAAGAAGAAAAAGAGGTAATATTGACCAACCAATCGGAGTTGGTCTTACTACTCGTCAGATGAAAAGAAGAAAACCTTTAAATCAAGAGTATCTTTTAGAGATTGAACCGTTAACTGATAATCAAAAAAATTTATTTGAATCTTATGCAAAGGGAAGACATATTGTTGCATATGGGTGTGCTGGAACTGGTAAAACATTCATTACACTCTACAATGCTCTTTGTGATGTTTTAGATGAAAAGACACCATACGAAAAAATTTATCTAGTTCGCTCTCTTGTCGCCACTCGTGAGATTGGATTTCTTCCTGGAGATCATGATGATAAGGCAGATATTTACCAAATTCCTTATAAGAATATGGTGAAGTACATGTTCCAGATGCCAAGCGATAGTGAATTTGAGATGCTTTATGGAAATCTCAAGTCACAGGAAACTATTAAGTTCTGGAGCACCTCTTTTCTTCGTGGAACTACTCTTGATAAGTCTATTGTTATCGTAGATGAATTCCAAAATTTGACATTTCACGAACTTGATAGTATTATTACAAGAATAGGTGAAGACAGCAAAATTATGTTTTGCGGAGATGCCACTCAGTCAGACTTGCTAAAAACAAATGACAGAAATGGTATCATTGATTTTATGAAAATTTTAAGGTCTATGCCTTCTTTTGATGTTATCGAATTTGGTGTAGAAGATATTGTCCGCTCTGGACTTGTCAAAGAATATATCATTGCAAAAATGGATGCTGGTTTTTAATGTTTAAACATGTTGACTTGGAATTACCTCAACTCGAAAGAGAAACAATTGATGGGGTAAGATACTATAAAGTTCCTGATGATGGAGAATTACTAAAACTAGTTTCAATTACTTCGGTAACTAGTCATAAAAATCGGCAGTTTTTCGCAAAATGGCGTAAAAGGATCGGTGAGGAAGAAGCAGATAAAATTACCAGACAAGCAACCAGTCGTGGAACTGATATGCACAATTTGGTAGAAAACTATTTGCATAATCGAGAACTTCCAACAGTTCAACCTCTTCCAGATTTTCTTTTTAAAATTGCAAAGAAAGATTTAAAGCGCATAAATAATATTCATGCTCTTGAAGGTTCTCTTTACAGCAAACAATTAGGAATTGCTGGAACCGTAGATTGTATTGCCGAATTTGATGGCGAACTATCAATAATCGACTTTAAGACCTCTAAAAAACCAAAACCACGAGAGTGGATTGAACACTATTTTGTTCAGTGTATGGCATATGGATGTATGCTATATGAAATAACTGGTATTCCAGTTAAAAAACTTGTAATCATAATGGCTTGTGAAAATGGAGAATGCACCGTCTACGAAGAATACGACAAATCAAAGTACATCAAACTACTCGCCAAATATATTAGAGAGTTTGTTGAATCTAAACTTATCGAATATGAATGAACTAGAACAAGCAATAGAAAGTAAATTTCTCACACCATCCAAGTTTGCCTTGGAGATTGAGAAAATAGTTGCCGAAGAAAATTTAAATTATATTGATGCGATTATTCACTATTGTGATGTTAATACGCTTGAGGTTGAATCTGTAACAAAACTCATTTCAAAACCTCTGAAAGAAAGATTAAAGTGGGACGCAATTCGTCTTAACTTTATGAAAAAAACTTCGAAGGCAAAACTTCCACTATGAGTCCTTTTGAGACCTACCAAACTTATCTTTCGATGAAAAGTCATTTTACGAATAGTAAATATGACTTTTTTAAATATGGAGGCAAATCACGAGCTACCGTAACTTCATTCAACAAACGTAAGGATAAGTATTGGTTTGAAAAAACTAGTCGTAAATATTCGGATAAGGAAGTCGTAGATTTTCTTCTTTCAAATTTCGTATCAGTAGATAACCCACAAAATTTATGGATTGGAGAAATTATCAATTCTGGAGAAAGGACTTACGCAGACTGGATGCGAAGACAACAGAGTTTGACTTACTTGTTCAAAGAACAGTCGGAAGAATTGTTCTTACAAACAAAATTAGAAGATGCCTTGACTTGCTCCAAAGGGCATCCACCAATTCTAAAAAAGTTCCTGAGCGGGAATATTAGTCTGGAAACACTAGTCATATATGATAAAATATTCCTGTTCGGGAACAAGTTTGATAAGAAACTTTTAGACCCAGTGTGGGAAACCGTAAGTTTGAAAATCAAGAAGTACAAACCATTTCTAAATATTGACGTGTTCCAATTTAAAAAGATTTTAAGGGAAATTATCAATGAGTAATTTTTTTGATTCTGATATTATTCAAGAAGAACTGAAAGAAATTAATAAATTACAAGAAGAGATTTACGGAAGTATTCTCACTTTTGGTATGATGGATCGTGATACTAAACTGGAGCACATTGAAAAATTACAAATACTATTAGAAAAACAACGTATAATGTACACAAGATTGTCTCTTTCGAATGATCCTGAGGCAATTGAAATGAAAGAAAACCTACGTAAATCAGTATCCTTGATGGGATTTCCCCCAGATACTGATATGCAGACATTGTTTAACAGTATGACTAAAACTATTGAATCTCTCAAGCAATACGTTGACCTTTGAGAGAATCCTTGCTATAATATCCAAGTAAATCCCCCGAATCCAATTTATCCGAGGTAATCCAAATGTCATTTGCTGACCTTAAAAAGCAATCTAAACTGGGCTCTCTGACCGCCAAACTGGTCAAAGAAGTTGAAAAAATGAATACTAATAGCGGTTCTAGTGATGACCGCATCTGGAAACTGGATGTAGATAAGAGCGGCAATGGTTATGCCGTTATCCGTTTCCTTCCTGCTCCGAATGGTGAAGACCTGCCATTCGTGAAACTCTACAGTCATGCATTCCAAGGTCCTGGTGGTTGGTATATCGAGAATTCTTTGACCACTACTGGTCAAAAAGACCCAGTGTCAGAACTTAATTCTGAACTCTGGAATAATGGTACTGATGCTGGTAAAGAAATTGCTCGTAAGCAAAAGCGTAAACTGACTTACGTGAGCAATATCTATGTCGTCAAAGACCCTGCCAATCCCGAAAACGAAGGTAAGGTCTTCCTCTTCAAGTATGGTAAGAAAATCTTTGATAAGATTTCTGAGGCAATGCAACCTGAGTTTGAGGATGAGACTCCTATCGATCCGTTTGACTTCTGGCAAGGTGCAAACTTCAAACTTGAACTGAAGAAGCGCCTTGAGTATGTTCTTGGTTCTAAAGGTTCTCGTCGAGTTGATGAGGAAGTTGATGATGAAGATGATACTCGTGGTTCTGCCCGAGAACTTACTGAAGATCTTCGTACCGAACTCAGCAATCTGAAACCGACTCGCCGCCCTGCGGTTGAAGAAGATGAAGACGATGATGCTCTGTCCTACTTCGCTAAGTTGGCAGAAGACTGATTCTATGATATGATGGGGGGAGTTCAGGTACTCCCCTTTTTTATATAAATTGTAATTTTGTTTTATGAAAAATCCTTGGAAAATGCTTATTGCTAAAGCAAAAACTGCTGCCAGACCAGGACAAGAAAAGAAAAATGGTATTAAAAGAACAGTTCCATTAGATGTTTCGATTGATGAAGTTTATCTTATAAACCAATTTTTAAAACAAAATGGAAAATGTTATTGGACTGAATTTCCAATAAATCCTCAAGGCGTTTTTGAACGACATAATCCCCTTTCACCAAGTTTAGAAAGATTAGATGAATCAAAAGGGTACATTCCTGGAAATGTTGTAATTGCTCTTCGATTGTTTAATCTTGGTAGACAAACTTGCCCAGAAGAAAGATTTAAAGAACAAGTTCAACAGTTAAAGGAACATTTTTCTGGCAAAGATACTAGAAATTGTTTAGAAAAAATGTTATAATTATAAAAACGTGTAAGTAAAATTTTGAATGAAATCTGACTTTTATATTGATAAAGTTACCAAAAAGCAGGCAGAAGAACTCTTGCTTGAGTATCATTATTTAAAGGATATATCCAAGGGGTTTAAATCTGGTTATAATTACGGATTGTTTCAAAGAAATGAGTTTTCACCTCTAAATATTGGCGGACTGCAAGGTGTAATAATTTTTACTGGATTACCAGTACCAGAAATTGCAAAAGGCGGGATTACCAGTACCAGAAATTGCAAAAGGCGCTTTTGGACTTGAAAGAAATGAACAACAAGGACTTTTCGAACTCTCAAGACTCTGTATTCATCCACAAACTCAACAGGGCGAGTATAATATCACTTCTTGGTTCGTTTCAAAAGCGATTAGACAGTTACGAAAAGATACTGAAGTCAAAGCGATCATTTCATACGCCGATTCTGATTTTCATGGTGGCACAATCTATAGGGCTTGTAATTTTAAGTACTGCGGTCTTACAGATGCAAAGAAAGATTTCTATTATGCAGACGGCACCAAGCATTCACGCGGAAAAGTAAAAGGTGCCGAGGGAGAATGGAAAGAACGCTCCCGCAAGCACCGTTATGTTATGATGTTTGATAAGAGTCTAGAACTCTTATGGTAATGTATTTTTAGTATTTTCTGTTTTAACTAGTTTTGGATTTACATATTGGGATGACTTGTCATAATTCATAATTTTTCTTATATCATTCAAGAATTGTTGTAGATATGATTTTTTTAAAACGTAGATTGATCCCTTTTCATCATTTTTTCTAGTTTCATATTCATAGTTACTAATACCAACTACTGGATTTAAAGTTTGTATTATACTATCATAAATTTTATCTGGATTGGGGATTGTAAAATCTTTATCAACTACTTTTCCAGAAGGTAAAATTAAACGACCCTGGGAATCTTTGACCTCAGTAGTTTCATAAAATTTTATGCTATTTAAATTCTCAACTCCATACTTGTCAACAGAAAAATTGTAAAGTTCTCTATTCGATAATGGCCATTCATTTCTAACATTCACAATATTTGCAGTTAATAAAACAACCCAATCTAAATCTGCCCTACCATAAAGTTCTTCTGCGACCAAATCTGGACGATATCCTTCTGGAATCTGATACTTATTGAAAATCGTAACGACATTTTGTAGGTCATCACGTAATTTAACTCTACGGAATAAATTCTTAACTCTTATGTAAGAATCTGATCCATTTTTTTCTAAGAGAAAGGATTGATAATCTATCTCTGGAAGTTCTCAATATGTACCCGATCCAGTGTAATTAACACCCATTCCTTTCATTGCCATTGGTTTAAATTTATTCAAGAATGGATGGGGTTTTCCTCCAGATTTGTATTCAAGTACAAATATATCTGGAGCACTTATGAAAAGTCCAGCACCAGTAGCAGTTCCTGATGAACTTCTTGGTGCCATTCCTTTTTTAAAAGTTCTGATAATGTCCTTAACAACTTTTGCCTCATCAGGACTTTTTGGTGCAAAATCAAAATTAAATGAAAATTCCCTCAGACCAACTCCCTTAAATAGAAGTTCTAGGTTTGGATTCAAGACTTGTCCAGTGGATCTTGACAATAAAGATGCAGCATCAACGTTTGAATTGAAAACCTGTACTAATTGTGCAGCAAAATACGATTGTGCTAGGTCTTGAGCATTTCCTGATGCAGCAGTGCTTTTAAGTGTTTCTAATATTTTGTTGATTCCAGTAGCAGCACCACTAAGAGGATTTCCTGATTTCATTCCCTCCATAGTTGCTGATACTGTAGCGGCTTCGAGTGCATTTAACCTGCTGTCACCCCATTCAACAGAATTGGAATCTTGTATATCCTGAGGCATTGGGAGAGTAATAATTGCAACTGGAGTCTTTATATTTGGACTTTCATTTAGTACTTGTGTCGTAGTTTTAAAGGAAACGTTGTTCTCGGCAATAGATTGAGTTCCGGGAGGTGTATATTTAACAACTCTAATTTCTAGATAATCGTCGGATTCTTTTATAGCTTTATTTGGATATCTATAGGTAGGTATACCTGTTCCTCTTAAAGAAGGTGAGTTTGAATCAGAAGTTTTGCTAACAGATGCGGCTCCTGACGTTTTCGACAGGTCAACTCCAGATTGTGATAATTGAAATCCAGTTATTGAATTAGCCATTAATAGTTTTCTAATTATTTAGACGAATTTTCGCATATGGAATACTTTTAACATCATCAACTTCCTCTGGTCTTATTTGATATACTCCTCCAGGTATTTCATCCCAGGTATATTGCCTTGGTTGATTCCAATGTAAATTAATTCCCCTAAATCCCCAATTAAATATACCGGTAACTGCAACAAGAGGATTCTGATCGTACTGTATTAGGGGTGTTTTTGGATTATATACAAATGTATAATAATTTCCTGGAATAACAGATTTAGTACCTTCATTCAATACGTTCAAAAGTTCTATCATTAAATCATCAGGATCTTCAATTCCAGATAAATCATCCAAAATTTGACGAACTCTATTAAGTTCGTTTGTTTCGCTTACTGGGTTCCCTGTTCTCTGCCTTAATGTTTTTCTTGGCATTAGTTAAGACCTAGTTCGTTTTCTGTAAGAATTTTAAACTCCCATTGGCGGTCATCACAAAATTCCTTTGCAGCTTGCCACTTTGCTTGATTCTTTGCATATTCAACCACTTCATAAACATAACCTTTTGTTATTTTCTTTTTCTTTTCTGGTTCCTTTGTCTGCTTTGCTGGTTTGATTTCTATAATATACTTCTTGATTTGTCCGTTTTGCTCTCTTACTTTGATATAAAAATCTGGAAAGTATCTGTGTACTCTATTGTCAATGGGTGAAACATATGGTAATGCAATTTCTTCACTACCCCATTCCAAGATATTTTCATTCAAATCACAGTATTTCATGAATTTTCTTTCCCATAAAGAACGATAGATGATATTTGTGGGATCACCTTTATATTTTTTTGGGAATGAGGGTGAATATTTTCCTTTATATGCCATCTAAATAATTACAATATTTCCATAATAGGTATTTAGAGTGCCAGTAAAGCCACGTAAAATATCTGATATTAAACCAATATTTACAAATCTAGCCCAGACTTCTCATTATGAAGTGCAATTTGGTGGTTTTCAAAAGGGACTTAGGGATCATTTAAGTAATCGAGGAGTTGATTCTAGATTTATTGGAGAAACTGTTGGATTACTTTGCAATTCTGCATCTCTTCCTGGGTCAACATTTGCAACTGCAGATATTACAGGAAATTATACTGGATTGATGGAGAAAGTTGCTCATACTAGGATATTCACTCCTATTGATTTAACTTTTTATGTTGATAAGGAATATAAAGTAATTAAATTTTTAGAGCACTGGATGGAATATATTTCTGGTGCTTCTGGAGTAGTTCCAACAACAAGTGATTATTTCTTTAAAATGCGTTATCCTGATGAATATAAAATTGATTATACAAAAGTTACAAAATTTAATCGAGATTATAATAGTAGAAATGAATTAGAATATAACTTTTTTGGACTTTTTCCAGTTTCTATGTCTTCTGTTGGAGTTTCGTATGAATCATCTTCTACGTTAGTCGTCAGTGCATCATTTAATTATGAGAGATATGTTTGTGGAAAAGCATATAGTTTAGATGTAAAACGTCAATTGGCAAATAATGTTTTATCAAATATAGGATTGACGAATAGAAACGCAACCAACATTGAGGAATTAGCTCAAAAAGTTCCTTATGAAAATAATAAGGATATCAAGCAAAATTCAAATCAAGATTTACAAAATTATTTAAAGAGTAATAGTACCCCAGTAAACAGCAGTGATAGTGGATTTAGTAGTGGATACTTCAATGTGAGCATCTAAATAAAGTATCTGAATTTTTAATAATCCAAAGATTATGCCGTTACCAAGAATTGCAACTCCAATTTATGAGTTGGAACTACCTTCTATTAAAAAGAAAATTAGATATAGACCTTTTCTAGTCAAAGAAGAAAAAATTCTTATCATTGCGATGGAAAGTGAAGATCCTAAACAAATCGCACTTGCAGTTAAGAACGTTATCACTAACTGCATTCTTTCGAAGGGTATTAAAGTTAATGAACTTTCTACTTTTGACATCGAATATCTATTTTTAAATATTCGTGGAAAGTCAGTTGGGGAAACTGTTGATGTGCTTATCACATGCCCAGATGATGAAACTACTCAGGTTCCGGTTTCAATTAACCTAGATGATATTGGAGTCCATGTTCCCAAAGAACATAATAGAGATATTGTTTTAGATGAGAATTTAACTTTGCGAATGAAGTATCCATCAATGGACGAATTTGTTAAATCGAATTTCTCAACAACAGATATTAGTGTTGATGATACATTTGATTTGATTTCTTCATGTATTGAGCAAATTTATAATGAAGAAGAATCTTGGAATACAAGTGACTTTACTAAAAAAGAGGTAATGGAGTTTCTTGATCAGTTAAGTTCAAAACAGTTCAAAGAAATTGAAAAATTCTTTGAAACCATGCCGAAACTTTCTCATACTATTGAGATTAAAAATCCAAATACTGGAGTCGAAAGTGAAGTTCTGCTGGAGGGACTATCGGCTTTTTTCGCGTAGGTATGGCTCATGAAAGTATTGAGTCATACTACAAGACAAATTTTGCTTTGATTCAGCATCATAAATACTCTTTGACGGAGTTAGAAAATATGATTCCGTGGGAAAGAGACGTTTATATCTCACTACTTCAACAGTACATTGAAGAAGAAAACTTGAAGAATCAAGCGAATGGCTAGCCTAGCATCTCCAATCGGACCCACTATTACTGTTGCGGCAAGAACTGTTTCTCGTTCTGTCATAAGCGGTGGCGGCGGTGGAGGTGGTGGAGACCCTCAAACTTCGGCAATCGTAGTAAGACAAAGTAATACTATTGTACAACTTCAAAAAGAAGTAGGAACATTAAGGAAATCGCAATCAGAATCAATAGTAGCATTTCAAAAAGAATTAGGAAATATTCAGACTAATTTACAAACAATTGCAGTAAATGTTAGGGATTTAGGTAATTCCTTTAAACAAAATAATAAATTATTAGTTACAGATGCAGAACTAGAAAGAAAGCAGCAAATACAAGAGCAACTACAAGAAACTAAATTAACAGAAGAAGGTGTAAGGGCAGGAAAGGAAAGTCAACTTGAGCAAAAACTCCAAAATGCTATACTTGCACCCATTAGAGTAGTAACCGCACAGGCACAATCAATATTTGCAAAATTACAAGAAGCTCTAAGTATATTTTTACTGGGATGGTTGACTACTAATATTTTGGATATGTTCAGGGCAGATTCCCAGAACAACCAAAATCTACTTCAACAGATTTTTAATACTATTGTAAGTAGTATTACTGCAGTATTTAAAGGACTGCAAGTAATTAACAAAACCTTTAGGGGTATTATTGGAATTGTAACGGGAGTAACCAAATTACTTGCCAAATTCCTGGTGAGTGGAGTTGGATTATTATTTAAAGGTTTGGGTGCCATAGCAAATGGAATTGTTGCCGCTGGAAAAGGTATAGCATCTGGCGCTACTTCTATTATTTCAAAAGTGACTGGAACTCAAGCAGCAGAAACGGCAGCAACTGCAACAGCGAAAGCAGTTGGAACTGAAGCGTCTCAAGCGGCAGGAAAACAAATAGCCAAAGAAGGTGCGGAAACTGCAGGAAAATCATTATTCAAAAAGTTTCCTGGAGTAAGCCTACTAGCTGGAGGTGCATTTGGTATAGAACGATTATATGCCGGAGATCCATTTGGGGCTAGCTTAGAATTTGCATCTGGAATTGCTGGCACTTTTGCCGGACCAGGAACTGCAGTATCGCTGTTAATAGATGCATATTCCCTCAAAAGAAGAGTGGGTCAAGTTACTGAGCAGGGGGATAAAACTAAAGCAGCAAAAGAAAAGGCATTCAACGAACCATCAGCAGCAGCACCAGCGCCAGCACCAGCAAAACCTGCATCTACTGCAACTCCATCTACACCAATGATGCCATCTTCTGCAGAACTTTCATTTGATCCTGGCAAAATGAAAGATGTTCCAGAAGGCATGGATTTCTCTACTCCTGCAGAATTTGGAGAAGTTGCAGCACCAGTTGAATCGGGAGGAACTGGACAATCTCAACCAGCATCTATTACTCCAGCACAAACCCAAAGCGTTCCAAGTGCCGCTGCAAAGGTTGGTCCGGAACCAGAAGCAAAGCCAAATGTTATCATGATGTCTTCTGTTCCTGGGGCACAGGGAAGACCTGATACTGTATTAGCATCTCAACCTGGCGCTGCAAGTGATGTTCCTTCTATAGATTCTTCCAATCCTGATAATTTTTATGCATTGTATTCTCAAGTAAACTACAATGTTGTAATGTAATATGGCAGTAACTACCTTAAAACCATCTGTAAAAATACAAAATCAATTTAAAACTATTCGTAGTGGTTTCAGTTCTGCTGCAAAAACTTCTGTTGGGATTGGTAAAATATTATTTAAGAAGACAAAGGTAAAGAGAGAAGCAATAGTAAATGATCAAAAGTTATTTAATAAAAGGAGAGAAAATTCAAGGAGAAAAATATCAGAAGATACACTTGAAGCAAGTCAGATTGGAGCGGTTGCTAAATCTGGACAAAATATAGTAGAAAATAGTACCAAAGGATTTCTTGGAAGGATAATGGATGCCATAGGATCCTTTATTGTTGGGTGGTTGGTTTATAATTTACCCAATATTATTAGAATGGCTGAGAATTTAATTACTCGAATTAAAACGGCTGGACAAATATTAGGAAATTTTGTAAAAAATATTGGAAAAATATTCAGTGGGTCAACAAGACTACTAGGGGCAGTTTTAACTAACCTTGTAACTTTGGATATATTTGATACAAGTAATAGAGTTGAAAGTGCCTTTACTGATCTTCAGAATACATTTTCAGATTTACAAACTGGAATACGTGATGGTATTAATTCTGTTACAACTCCTCTTGGACAAATGCCAGGTGAAACTGCTGCAGGATTTGGTGATGATTTAACAGTTGCTCCAGAACAAGTTGGTGCTGGAGAAAGAACTGGAACTGTTACAACTGGTGGTGGAGGTGCTGGAACAAAAGAGCAGAGAGCAATGTTGGATTCAATTGCCTTCGCTGAAGGAACCGCAAAATATCCAAACGATGGATATAATACAATGTTCACTGGAAAACAATTCAGTGGATTTGAAGACCACCCTAGAAAAATTCAAAGAAGTAATGGTTATGCTTCTGATGCTGCAGGAAGATATCAGTTTTTGAGTACTACTTGGGACGGACTTGCTAGAAAACTTGGATTAAAAGATTTTAGTCCAGCAAATCAAGATAAAGCTGCCATAGAATTAGCTAGACAATATGGTGTTACTCAAGAATTGTTAGCAAAAGAAGGAATGAGTCCAAAAGTATCTTCCTTTCTAGGTAGACAATGGGCTTCATTCCCTGGAAAAACAATTGGACTGGATCAACCAACTAAAGGTTTGAAGTCAGTGCAGAACGTGTACCAAAAGTCACTGGGTACATCAGTATCACAACCAACTCCAGCACAACCAACTCCAGCACAAACCACATCAGCACCTACATCGGCAGCAATAAATCCAAGTAAAAGAATTGCAGTTAATGCTAAAGTTCAATCTACTATAAAAAGTGATGCATATTTAAGTAGAGGTGGAGCACATAAGGGAATTGACTTAGCTTGTAATATAGGAACTTACATTTCGTGTAAGTATCCTTGTAAAGTTGTGGAGGCAAGATTTCAACGTGGATATGGGTATTACACTGACATTATAATTCCTTCATTGAATATAAGACTTAGATTTGCCCACCTGAGTTCTCAATTAATCAAAAGTGGTGATATTCCAGCAGGAAGACCTTTTGCCAGAAGTGGAAATAGTGGAAAGTCAACAGGACCACATATCCATATGGAAGCGACTAGGAACATGGCTGGAACCTCTTATGGTGGTGAGTTAAATCCAGATCCATATACAGACGTGATGATTTTCTCTACAAAACCTCCACAAGGGTTTGTTGCACCAGCAGTTCCATCTGCCAATATAATTCCTCCAGCACAAATAGCACTACCAAAACCAGGGCAACAAGTTCCTTCTACTTCTAGAAGAGCACCACAAGTTGCTATAATAAATGATATTCCACAACAGCAAATGCAGGCTCCCCAAAATGTAGGTGCCCAGCCAGCACCGATGATGATGCCAGCAATGGATAAATCAAAAGTATTAAATAGTCTTATCAAGAATCACTTACTTCTAGATTTAGCATACACATAATGTCAACAAAACAATCTATTTACGAAGAAATTATAATTGAGTCTAACGATCAGGAAAAAACAATTGATCTTAGAGTTGGTACAGTATCTATTGATTATTATGAGGATATTTTCTCTCCAATTATTACTGCTAAATTGAGAATTATCAATGGTGGTGATACGATTGCTTCTGAAGATAGTGGTGAGAAGCAATCAATTTATAATGGTTTACCTCTAAGAGGTGCAGAAAGAGTATCAATTAAAATTGCGGCAAATTCAAGTACAAATAAAGGACTAGATTTTTCTACGGATGCCACAAGATATTTTTATGTTTCAAGTATTAGTGATATTATCTCAGATACTCAAAGAGAATCATTCACACTTCATCTAGTTTCTCGTGAAGCATTTGCAAATGAAACATCTAGAGTAGGTAAAAAATATCCAGTTACATCAACAATAGATGAATCTGTAAATGATATTTTAAAAAACTATCTTAAAACATCTCAGATTGGAACTATTGATAAATCATCAAATAAGTATGGGTTTTTGGGAAATATGAAGAAGCCCTTTAGTGTTTTGGTATGGTTGGCATCTAAGGCAGTACCAGAATCTTCAGGAGATGCAACCGCTGGATTCGTATTCTATCAGACACAAGACGGATTTCAATTTAGGTCATTGGATAAGTTAATATCACAAGACCCTATTGCAGAATATACATTTACCGAGGTCAATCAATCATCAGTTGAATACGAAGGAACTTCTGATTTACCCTCAAATGATTTCAAAATCTTAAGTTACAATACAGAACAAAACCAAAACTTAATTGAAAAGTTAAGAATGGGAACTTATTCTAGTTATAGGATGTTTTATAATCCATTAACATTCGAATTCACTAGTCCCCAAAAGGGTCTTTTTAAACTAGAAGATTATGCAGGAAAGGCAAAAAATCTTGGGCAATCGGTGACATTACCTAAAATTTCAAGTGATTCTGATGTAGACCTTGGAAAAACTCCGACGAGATTTTTAACTGGCATCCTTGATGTTGGAACAATGGAAAAAGATGTCTCAATTGAAACCAATGCAGAACCTGACAAATATCAATCTCAGGCAATTATGAGATATAACTTATTGTTTACTCAGACTTTGAATATGATGATTCCATTGAATACTAATCTAAAAGCTGGTGATGTGATTTCATGTAAGTTTCCAACTATAACTAGATCCAATAAAGAAGAATATGATAAAGACCAAAGCGGTCTATATATGATTAAAGAACTATGTCATCATTTTGATTCTACTGCATCATACACTTCTATGAAATTGATTAGAGACACTTTTGGACGTTACGGAACGAATAACAAATGATTGACCAATCACTTCTTAAAAGTAATTTTGTTGGTAGAGATGGATTTCGTTGGTGGGTAGGGCAAATACCACCAGAATCTTCTCATGGAGATCAAATTAATGGCGGTGGATGGGGAAATAGATTTAAAGTTCGTATCATGGGTTATCATCCAAATGATGAAACCGAATTACCAAATCAAGATTTACCATGGGCACAATGTTTATTATCTACGACTGATGGAACGGGTGCCGGAAATAATTCAACTTCTGTAAAAATATCTCCAGGTGATGTTGTACTAGGATTTTTCCTTGACGGTGATAATGCTCAGATTCCAGTAATTATGGGATGCTTTGGTAGAACTGCCGCAGTGGGGACTGGAGATTATAAAAATCCATTTCAACCATTTACTGGGTATACCGATAAAGTTAAGAAACCGAACGGAACTTTAAAAGCAAGTCAATCCAACGAATCAAACTCAGAATCTCAAAAGTCTCCACGCCACGTATCTCCAGCACTGGCAAAAAGTATTTCATTATCTCCAGGTGATGAAATATCTTATTTTTCTGCAATAGGTG